TCTCGACATAACCAATAATAAAAACGTCTCGGTTGTTTGTCTTAAAATAAAGAGTTACACTTTGCTTTGGCATGAAATAATTGTAAACCTTCAATCTAAATTTTTCAGCAGTGCATCGTGGTTTCAAAGTAAAAACGATATTTCGTTGTTCAATTCTAGCATTATTGAACGTGGACCCGTCACCAGCACTCAGGGGAGTAGTGTAAATCACTCCCCCAATAGGTGTAAGTCCGGTGATACTAGTGATAGATATATCAGAATCACTTGATAGATTCCATTTTTGCTCATCTCTTTCCACCGATATTTCCATAATTTACCCCCTTAATAAAGCAAGCTGATTATTTGTTTGGCGATAAATATCTAACCTGCTCAATGCTTTAGGACTCGTGTTGTTCTGAGTAAAGTTGTAGTTATTGGTCACATTTTTGGAACTATTACCTTGATTGATAATATTTTGAGTTCCCAATTCTTTCGCCATATCTTTAGCAGTTTTCCGAATCCATTTCTTATTCTGATCGAGAGGAACCACCGCCTCAGCACCATCACCTTCGAGGAATCCCATCTGACCTTTCTTTAAGACACCACCTTTTGCAAGGCGTGGAAGTGAGATTTCTCCAAGCGTTCCTACATTTACGCCAGGCAACAAATTGGCGAGATTGATTGCTCCGTTGATGAGTCTTATTCCTTGGTTGATTACACCTTCAATAAATCCTAAGACACCATTCAATCCAGCTTTAATACTGCTTGAAATTGCATCACCGATATGCGCGCCGATGTCGTTGAATTTATCTTTTATTTGTGTCCATAAACCTGACCAAAATTGTCCCCAACCAGCGAACTTACTCTTGATTGCTTCCCACGCGGCAGCAAATTGTTCACCAAATCTTTTCGCCACTCCGCTAAAGACATCCTTAAGATTTTTTCCTATAGTACGGAAAAATTCGAGCGTTGCATTCCATACCGATTTTATTGCATCTGATGCTTTTGTGAAAACGTCTTTGTAAAAATCAACTACGCTGCTGAATACTTCTTTGATGTGTTCCCATATATCACGGAAAAAGTCAACAACTGTACTCCAAGCATTTTTAACGGCTTCCCATGCCCTTGTGAAAATATCCTTAAAAAATTCAACCACGTTTTCGAAGATTTTTTGAATACGATCCCATATGTCACGGAAAAATTCGACCGCTAATTCCCAAAGACTTTTAATTACGGCCCATGCAACTTCCCAAAGTTTTGCAATTATCTCACATAACTTTTCGAAAATAAGTCGGATGGCTTCGCCGATCGTCTCAAAGAATGGAGCTGCTTTTTCCCAAACAGATTTCACTGCTTCCCAAGCCGAGGAAAACATTCCTCCGATCCATTCCTTTACAGCAGAAAATACATTCATGATTCCTTCCCAGATGCCTTGAAAGAATCCTACTGCACCATTCCATATGGTAACAATAAATTCCCAAGCAGAAGAGAATGCACCTTTGATTGCTTCCCATGCGGCACTTGCTCCAGACTTAATTCCTTCCCACAAGTTGGAGAAAAATTCCCCCGCCGTGCTCCAAGCTAATTTGATTGCTTCCCAAGCAGAAGAGAAAAGACCTCCGAACCAGCTTACTACATCGGCAAATGCGCTTTTAATACTTTCCCATAAGTTGGAGAAAAATTCTCCAGCACTCGCCCAGGCACCTTTGATTGCTTCCCAAGCAGAAGAGAATGCACCTTTGATTGCTTCCCATGCAGAGCTGGCTAGATCTTTAACTCCCTGTAAAAATCCATCCCAAAATTCTCTAAATCCGGCGCAGTTGTCATAAAGAAGTTTGAATGCACCGGCGATAGGATTTACAATGAGGAGAAGTAATCCTTGCCAGTTATTCGCAACAAAATCAATGATGCCTGAGAAAAATCCTATGATACCATCCACAGCACCCTTTACTACCGTCTTAATGCCTTCCCATAATCCTTTCCAAAAGTTCCTGAATGACTCTGAATTTTTCCACAAAGTAACGAATGCGCCAACGAGTAATCCGATTGCAGCTACTGCCAATCCCACTGGTCCGCCTAATGCGCCGAATACCAGTTTGAGACCTCCCATTCCGGTAATCAAACCTTTTATTTTTCCAATCAGGCTTACAATATTGGAAATAAACGCCGCAATCTTCAAAGTAGCTACTGTTGTTCCGATTGTAGTGATTAAGCTTATCAACAATCCCGAATTATCAATCATCCACTTAATGCCGTTGATTAAAACAGGCAAAAATGCTTTAAGTCCTGCAATAAGGGCAGGTAACACTGTATCAGCAATATAGGTAAATCCTTCGTCGATCTTATCGATGAAAGAATCAAGATCAACACCTTCTACCAGTTCTACTACTTTTTCAAGGATTTTAGTAAAGCCCCTTGTCATTGCAGTAGTAACAGGCTCCATCTTTTCACCAAGTCTTGCGAGTGTATCTTGGTAGTCTGATGTCGCTTGTCTTGCTTCGATAATGCTTTTGTTGTTTTCTCTGTATACACCAGCCGCATCGCTATATAGACCGTTTAGTGTATCAGTGATTAGCGCTTGTCTTTCTTGCTCAGTGCTACATTCCTGTAGTGCCAATTTGAAAAAGTCCTCGGCACTTGCAGCTTCGGCCACCGCTTTATTCCATTCCTCGTTTTCTTTGGTAGCCGCTTTCATTTTGACGCCAAACGTTTCACCGCTTTTGGCACCCCAGTTTAATGCATCAGTCAGAACACCCGTAAGCTCTCCGGTTTTCATAGTCTCATTGGCAGCTTCGGTAAGTCCTTCAATTGGAAGGGAATCACCAAAAGTTCCCCAAACACCTGTACAAATGTCCGTCCAATCCGCCATATCCTTTTCGGTATCGACAAACTTTGCCAAATGATTGACCGCTTCGATAGAGCGATCTTCCTCGCCCAAAACTGAATAGAAATCTTTGTAGGTTTTTGTTGCGCTATCGGTAGATACTTTTGCACTGGCAAAAGCGGTTTCCAATTTTCCAACATCTTCTCGATATTCTCTGGTTGATTCCGACAATCCAGCAAGATTGCTTATCCCACTTTTAATGGACCCAACTAAGCCACTCATGGCGTTTCCTGCAAAAGTAGCAAGCGCACCTTTGGCAACGGTAAACCCATCGCCCATTTTCTTTACTGCACTTTCGGCACTTTTGGCAGCACTCTCAATGCTGTCAATACCTTTTGCTGCGTCCTTTGCTTCATCGCCAAGCGCATCAACGTCTTTTTTGGCGCCCGATGCAGCGCTTTCCAATTTGTCAATGTCATTGCCGGCCGACTTGGCTTCATTGCCTAACTTATCAACTCCGGTCCCTGCTGACTTAGCTTCATTACCAAAACGACTGACATCCCCGGCGGCATCTTTTGCTTCGTTGCCTAGTTTATCAATGTCATCTCCTGCATCATCAGCAGCGTGTTCCAACTCATCGAGTTTCTGGGTATATTTTCTGAGTTCAGCTTCTGCTTTATTTACAGCAGCCTGTTGGTTATTGAGCTTGATCTTGAACTCTTCCGCTTCTTTGGACGATTCTCCGCATTCTTTTGCTACCCGTTGATATTGTTCTTCCATGATAGCAAGTTTTTGCTTCTCGGAATCAAGTACGGAATTTAATTGCTTAATTTTTGCTTGCAAACCTTCAGAAGATTTCGACCACGCATCCATGCCGGCGGTTGCTGCCTTAAACTCAGAATTTGCAAGTTTTATATGGCGATTGGCTTCAGCTATCCCGGCTTTCAGATCAGAAATATCGACTTTAAACTTTGTCGTTATTTCTCTTTCTTTTGCCATGATTTCACCTCCTTGCTCGATATTTCACAAATCATTTTAAAACCAGTCATCTCCGGCCGGTCTTCTAATGATCTTATCATGTGTTCCTGTCTTTGTTTTTTTATTTTGTTTTCTAGCGTGTCGATTTAATCTATTGATAAGCAAGTAAACTTCCCTCGCCTTCTCTCTCCGTAAAATGGTAGGAGTGTAGGCGGGGAATTTCTCGCATAGTGTTACTTGTATTTCAAAAAGAGTGTCATAGATGGGGGCGTCATCATCCGACTCTTCCCCCTCGTCTAGTTTCCCTCTTTTAAGATCCCGAGGTCTTCCATGATGCAATTGACAACATTAGCAAAGAGCGGAATCAACTCTTTTACTTTTACGCCTCTGAGCTCTTCTTCGGTTAACTTTGGGAAAATGTCAAAAAGGAGCGGTTTCAGCTGCTTGTAACCTTTGACTACCATCTTCGCCATTTCCATATTGTCGCCCATTTTCTCGGTGTCGATAATGTTCATGATGTCCTCAGTCGTGCCGAGCATAAGATCATAAGAGCTTGCAACGTGAGTTTTTACGAGCTCCTTCTTATTCTTTTCGTTGTATATGTGTAATTTCAATTCCATGTTATTTTCCTCCTTAAAAAGAAAGGGGCATGTCTCAGCCCCTTATTCATTTTGATTATTTAACTGCTTTACCAGAGTTTACGCTCTGTGTCTGAGTGTCCTGCGAAGTGTTCTGATCGGTGCTCTTTGCTGTAATAGTGTCCGGTGTCTGAGTAGATTCGAAGAATGTGCTCACGTCCGCGAGACCATATCGCTCATCTACTACGATGCCCTTAGCTGCACCTTTCTCCCAAGATGTACCATTGTACTTGCCCTTGGTAAACTCGTGCGTTGTGTAGATACCCGTGAAAGTGATTGTTGTATTCGTCGTATCTGTTCCATCGTTTTCGGTCTGATTGGACTCCTCAGGAATAGAGAAAGTTCCTTTCAATCTGGAAACGTAACGGTACTTACCATCTGTACCCTTGGTGCGATAAGAGATTGCGTAATAATCATTATTACGCTCACCATCAACCAACATTCCGGTCGTCGCATCGAAACTCTTACCAATCATAGTAGCAAGTTTCTTGAGCTCCGGCGGTGCCATAACGATCTGAATCTCGTCTGCGCTTTCGGAAGATACGACGATCATTGCTTTGTTGTCATAATAATGGGCTTCATTACTTGCTTCGGTCGTTTTTCCGATCTCCTGAACAGGAGCCCAATATTCAGGGGTAGCGGTCTCATATCCGGTACTGTCATCTTTTGTGACTTTCGCCACATGGAACTGATCTACTCCACGAAATTCAAATATTGTTTGTGTGTCAGCCATTTTTTTAATCCTCCTTATTTGTTTCTAAGTATAAAACGTTTACGCCTTTACCAATGTGAGTTGGCTCATCGCTTCCCACATCATAACCTTTACCAGCAACAATAAAGCCGGCTCGTCGAAGTTCATCGATTGCATTTTTCAGCATCTTGCTGACATTACCGGGGTCGACGCTGTAAAAATTTACATCAAAATTCCAGATAGTGCTCGCTGAAATATTGTCATAGTGATTTCCGTCATCCGATGCGTTATTCCAAAACGTAAAAAACGCATCAGGATATTTTTCATCGTCTGCCATGCTCCCTTGTCGTATTACAGGGAGGTTGAAGTAACTTAAAACATCAATCAATAAATCTTCCATGTTTATAACCTCTTATCGATCGCGCCAAGAATAATCTCTTCTTGGATTTCTGCCAACTTTTTCTTTGTTGCGGAGCCGTAAATAGAATTGTACAGCTTCGTATCTTTTTTCATTTTCGGCGTTCCATACATAAGGAACACCGAAGCCAAACCTCCGTTTGCAATGTCAAAACCTACATCAACCGATGCAACATTCCCTGTCCATGTCACTTTCCCTGAATCTTCAATGGACTTTTCTGTTCTACCGGTACGATAGTGTTTCTTCATTGCTTGGTGAATGTTTGGAGTAACATACGCATGTGATTTTTCCAACGCTTCAGTTGTGACCTGATTCAGATCACCGCCGAGCTTATCCAAATCGCTCATCAGATCTTCAAAACCTTTGAGCTGTAGCCCGATTTTCGCCATTATGCTCCACCTTTCAATGCTCTAACCTTAAACTTCAAAAATTGATGCCGCTGGTCAATATCTTCAGGTGTCCCCAGTATTTCGTATACGGTTCCTGTTTCCGTTTTAACAGCGCAATTTGCTTTTATATCAGGGCGATACCACGTATCTATGACGGCAGTATCTTCCACGCTGTAAACAGAATTGCTCTCACGTTCAGTTCCTCCGAATGTCCTGAAGCTGCAATAAAACACATCTCCTTTTTCAGGGTAGTATTTTTTCAACACGCCCTTTATATAGACTTCTTTCGGGATTAAAAGCATAAGAGGAACTGTAAACGGTGTTGCTGGTTTATAAGCCATGACTATTCCTCCTTTTTGTAAGAAAGCTGAATGGCTCGTTGCATGAAATATGACGATAGCTCGGTATTACCTGATCCATAATTCCACAAATCACTCACGCCTCTGGAAATGACTCCGACAGACGAAGAACTTTCCACTATAGTTTTAGACACACCAGCATCGCATAGATACTCTTTCACTTCATCAATGTACATTTTCAAAGTATCATCCTGATAATCTCCTGTGATACCGAGAGCCGTCTTCACTTTTTCAAGCAGTTGTTCATTCGTCAATGTCGTTGCCATTTTACTCACCTTCGTTCGTTATGATCCAAGATTAGATGTCACAAATACTGTGCCACCTGCGATTGCAAGCTTTCTTTCATCTACTTCGCAAACTGCCAAAGTAGTAGAATCTTCTGCCTGAATTTCACTAGTGCCGTCCCAAGTAGTCCAAGTACTCAAATCAGCACCATACTCCGGCAGCGTATTCGTCACCTTATAACGGTAAGACGGGCTTTCTGCAACCGCTCCACTCACCGTGATTGCGGTATATCCTGTCTGGGTACCTGCTGCGCTTGATAAAGTCAAAGTAGCAAGTTCACCATCAAAGATGGATTCACCTTTGTATGCTTTGGTGATTCTGCCAATAACCTCGGCAGTAGTATCGCCTTTCACATCGCCGGCGACGATTTCGCCACCAGCGATAGCTGCGCATAATTCTTTCAGTGCATCTACATTTGTATTTGCCATGATGCTACCTCCTTATTTCTTCTTAATGATGTAGCAACCTGCAACGTCCAGCATCTTACCATCCACGATGGTCAGGCCCTTGTTGATCCATTCGTTGGTATCTTCATCGAAATATCTCTTCATTCCGAATGCGAGATTCGTGTTAATCGCATAATCGGTAGGTACCCAGTACAGACCGATTACATCGCCGGACTGAGCGGTATCAAAATCAGATACGATGTCAGGCTCAACAAGGGTAACCTCTCTGCCGTAAAATCTACCAGCAGTTGCAGACTCTCCAATTGTAAGCTCGGTTGCTTCCTTGAAGATCGGGCGGTTGTTGCCGTCTTTCATTGTCAGCAGGTTACTTTCGACCGTTGCAGAAGTGAAGATGAACTGACCAAGGCCACGCTTGGAAAGCGGAATGATGGAAAAGAGCTTCTTTCTCCACTTCTCCCAATCGGAAATCTCAGCAGCCGTGAACTCGATCACATGTCCTGTCTGACTGGTTACTCTTGTATCGTTTAAGATACCAAGAGGCTGACCCTCACCAGTACCGGAAATGATGGCCTTATCCATTGCCTCAACGTAAGCTTCAACCATGATTCTGGTGATCTCAGACTCGAAGAGCGAGAGACTTACGACTTCAGCAAGCAGGGTAGTTGCAACACGGATTTCACCAATGTTGTAGCTGAACTCGACATAATCTTTGATGTCGCCGGCTTTCTGCTTGTCGGAAACAGTAGTCTCAGTGATCCACTTGAAGTTGGCTTTCAGCTTGGAGATAGGGAACTTAATGCCGCCCTTGACATTGAGCTTGCGCACCTTTGCGTAAACCTGACCATAAACCTTGGAAACTTCCTTGATGAACTCATCCATGATGGTCATAGGAATGATCATACCAATGTCAGTTGTAACAGTCGTACCCTTGTCACCGCCCGCTCTCGTAAGAACGTCAGCAGGAATCGGGGTACCGCGCTGCACATAATCCTTGAATGCCATACGATATTCCATGCTGGAATACGGACGTTCATCACGCACAACAGGCGCCTGGCTAAACGCTGCCAAAGGATTCATGCCACGAAGCTCTGCATTCTGAGGCACATTCTGTCTCTGATCAGGATAGGCAGGTGTAGGATCAGCCGAATCAGCGCCTGCTGCCGGTTCCTCGCCACAAGCTGCGATCTCTTCCTCTGTCTCAGCAATATCCTCATTCAGGTCTTCGAGCTGCTCATTGATACTTCTTACTTCATTCGTATCCTGGGATGCAAGTGCTCTCTGCGTAAGAGCTGTTTTCTTCTTCTGCAATCTTGCAAGTCTTTTTTCGAGAATCTTTTTTCTTGGCATTTTACTTTCCTCCTAAAATCTTTGTTTTTTCTTTTAACAGTTCCAAATCAGTCTCCACCGATTCTTGCTCTTTGCTTCTCGCAGTCTCCACCGCTTGACGAGCATTTTCCAACGCTTCCTTGCATCGGGCATTGATTTCTGTATCTTCATAGGCGGGAAATGTCACGGCAGACACTTCCACAACCGTAGAAATACCTCTAATATGACGAGTAGGATGATCGGAATCCAATGCTTCCCACTCTTCATCATCGATACCAAACATGAAACTCATGCCTGTAATATCTCCCCGCTCAACAGCTGAGTATAAGGACCTTGCCTCACTGTTGTTTTCAATATCCAAATTCACACGAATGCCCATACCGTCATCATCGACAGAAAGCTGCATGGTGGAGTTTGGTGTGTTCTTTCGTGATCTTGCGAGCGGGATTTTACTGATGTCGTGGTTTACTAAAAATCGTACATCAGTCAAATCAGTCTTTTTGAGTGCTCCGCGGTGAATGATCTCATCGAACGGACCAATGTTCGTCTTCGACTCGTAGACAATCGGCCGGCCAGTGATGAATGTACCATTTTCCTCATTCTTCTCAGCCCTCACCTCGAATTGGTAGCTTCTATTCTCCAGCGGTTTCTTCTGGGTCGTTGTCATCATCGACATTGTCATCATCTCCTTTCTCGTCTTCCTTTTTCTTGTTGTCAGATTCACTCTGGCCAGTTTGATATTTCTTTGCATCTTCCACATTCACGTAGTTGAGGCTCATCATCCTCACACCTTCAAGTTCAGGTAACGGACGCATGCCAAAAGCGACACGCTTCTCATTCTCAAACAATGCACCGGAATCGCCAAGTAACCGAATCATCTCAAGCGTTTGGTCAACGCTCATAAAGATCAAATCTTTAGGATATAAAGTGATCTTATTTCCGAATGATTTTTCTCTCTGTGTGAAAAGCGATCTCGTAAATGCTTGAGAAATTGCGATGATCAATGGCTCAAGCGTTTTCTGGTAAAATGCTTCATATTGAGCTTTAGTATAGTCACCAGTCAAAATGCAAAGCGGAACTCCAAAGTATCGGAGAATCTTTTCATCGATGAATTTCAGCGTTGCCTCATCCACCAATTGGATTTCATGTTTGATCGGAATGAACTCAGCTTTCAAATCAAGCGGTAAGAATCCGCTTTCTGATTTTTTAAGTTTTGCTTCCAGTTCTTTGAGAGCAGCTTCAGTCTTTCCGTCATCCATCATCGTTTGATATTTTACGACGCCGTTGATTGCGAAACTTGCTTTCATCGCATTCGATACGCCCTCAAGCAAGTTATGATTCAAATCAAGGGTTTTCAGCAAGGTGTTGTTGTTCGGTTGTCCAAACTCATTTCCTCCCATGAACTCATTTACAGAGTAGTTGTACTTGATATGAATTACATCACTGTAAGCCAACGTGGTTTCATAGTTATTTGCGAATTTCATATTCACATATAACTTGCCGCTCGGATCTTCCTGAAACTCCACGTAAGTGGGTGCAATCGGATATAAGGAATTGTAATGACGCTGTTCATTTCCCCTCTCATCTATCCAAGTGTAATAAGATGGGATGATGAATGCGTTGTAATTGAAAAACAACTGCCATACAATTTTCTCAATAAACTCGTTCGTGGTCATGATCTCATTCGGGTTATCCAAGACGGCTTGAATGTTCCCGTTGACCGTCGTCACATCATTTCCCTTTTGCCTGATATGTGTTGGATTTAGCTTTTTCATCTCATCGACGATGCACTTGATCGCTTGCTGAACTACATCAGAGGCAAAAATGTCATCGCCGAATTGAGAGAATATTGGCAAAGTTCCGTCCAGCATTTGAGCATATCTAGCGTTAGAGGGAGATTTTTTTCGCAATTTATCTAACCATCCCATCTTTTCACCTCATTAGATCAATACTACATATCCTGCAAATGCTTCCTCACTGGTAAGAACAACGTTGTTGCCGTTGACAGCTGCCTGCACGAGGGCTTCCTCGTAGGTGGAGCTATTCTGGCGGAAAACTTTAACCGGATATTTTCCAGCTGCTGCAATCGTCATGGTGTAAACGCCATTTGTAGCATTTCCCCAGCCACCTGCAGCAAATGTCTGTTTTGTAGGAGCAGACAATCCGGCAAGTTTATTTTTCTCAGCGGTTGTATAATCGTTAGTGGAAAGTCCCTTACCACTGACCTTATCAACCTTATTGTTGAGAGCTGCGGTCATTGCTTCAGTGGTTGCATAACCGGTAAGATCAACGCTTGCACCGAGCGGATCCCATTTGGTACCGGTCCACGCATAATTCATGTCGTCAGTCTCTACGTTCCACACGTCGCCGACTTCATTCCCAGTCGTAGGAAGATTTGCATAAGCCGCTTTCGAACCCTTATACCGGTAAGCACTCGCAATATCAGTTTTCTTCGCATAGGTAGAAAGATCAATATTGACTGCTTTACCAGATACTGAAAGTGCCGTTCCATTCACCTTCACTGATTCAAGCACATTGACCTGAGCACTGGATGCGATACCTTCTAACTTGTTCTTTTCGGTTGTGGTGTAGTTGTTCTCAGAAAGACCTTTGCCCGCTTCCTTATCGACCTTATTGGGGATTGTGCTGATCGAAGAATAAAGTTCTTCGAAATTCGCATTCACCTTATCCCATGCGTTCTTCAGAATCTCTCCAAGTTTGATTACCTGTCTTGCCATTTCTTTTCTTTCCTCCTTTTTCTATATCAATTAAATTTGATACCGATAACTTTTACCAACGGATAAACTGAGTAGTTATTCAGATACCTCGTCGTATAAATTTCGAGCATTTCATTCAGGTCCAGAGAAGAACCTGTAAAAATGAAGTTGCTGAACTTCAAGCTCTTATTGCTCACTATTTCACATTTATACCCGAACACGTTCCAACCTTCCATGCCTTGAGTATTTCCGGATTGCTGATTGATAGGACCAAGAATAGTTCCATTTGCTAAACTTCCGAAATATGTCCATGCATCACATCCTTCAAGCTGTAATATGATGCCGGCATAATTCGCCAGGCTATCAGATAATGTGATAGATGCTGTAGTTCCAGCTGATTTTGCTGGAATAGTTTGCGACCCGCTCCACAATACCTTATATTGCAGATTCGGCTTTTTATTCAGCTCAGCAAAATTGCTGTTGATCGCTGCAATAATATTTTTGACGGACTGACCAATTTTCAACGTTGTCATTTTTCTCTCCTTATATGTCGCGAGTGCTTGTTTCGATAATTGTGATTCGGTAAATACCGGGTTCATCAGCATAGATTCTAATGTCACCATTTGATTCTACAGTAAAGCTCTGGACGGCATTATGATAATCACCATTGCTGTCACGCCTAAGCATTTTGCAAAGAGTAACTCCCGCTCCCATCTGATGAGTAGTCGCAAGTATGGTGGCAACCCAAACTCCTGGTGATTCTTCAATAAAATTGTTACTGGTTAACGTTTTCGATAACATTTCCTACCCTTTCTTTTCAATGATCTGCTTGAATTGTGTCCTATATCTTCTATACATTTCATAGAGGATAATCAAAGTCACTGAACCATCAATCTTTTTGGAAGGCTGACCTTCCTGTTTGACACATAAGCACTGACCCTTGTCATCTACTTTTATGGCAGCATTTCCAAAACACCATCTGTCAACTGGATTCTCATTATAATTTATGAGACGATGCTTCAAATCAGCTTCACAGAGTTTCATAGCATTTGATAATGTTTGGGCGTTCTGATTGATTAAGATCAAATCACTGTCATCGTCACCAGTTCTTTCCCAACCATAAAAGCTCATTTGGTTTATCCAATCCTTTGAGAATCTTTGGTCATATCCCGCTTTCCAAAGCTTGATATTGTATTCTTTATAAAGGCTATAAAACCAATCTGCAATGATCGCGAGATCAATGTCATTCCCCTCAGTGATCTTCATGCAATCTTGTTCGGCCCATTCCTTATATTTTGCGCCTGCATGCTTATCATCAGCATTTTCCAACTTTCCTTGAGGAATAAAATACATCGTATGGACGTATTTTGTAGGGTCATCAGGTTTCATTAACAGAATTTTCGCACAACATAAGTCAGTCGTTTCTGCAAGGTCAACCGCTCCCATGCAGATTGCACCCCTGAAACTTTCTAAATCATAAACCGCTTCATAGTCGTAGTCCTCCAAATCCAACCAAGATTCTGTACCATTCTGCTTTATATTGAAGTCTTTGCTGAGCACGAAAATTCGGTCAGCTTTTGACTTTCTAGCTGTATCAACCTGCTCTTCTAAGTAGGTCCATTTCTTTACTATTCCGAGGGTAGGGTTAGATTTCATCCAAAGACGGTTTTCTCGATTACCTCTCCAAACTTCTTGCTCGGAATCTTGAGTATAAAGCCATGGCAGCAACCGCTTTGCGGCTATTCCATCATCTTCACCGTTGATTACGGCTCTTGCTTTTTTCAACTCATCGTCGAGGTACCCGTCAACCACAAATCCCTCGGTTGTAATATTGATAAATTTCGGGTTGTCTTTCAAACTCTGTGACTGTTCAATTGACTTACCGATGATATTCTCTTTCATCTCGTGAGTTTCATCCACAATCGCAAAGTCAATGTTTCGACCTTCTTTGTTTTTGGTTCGATCTGAAAGTTTGAATATCTTCGTGTTGGTAGCTTTATTTAAGATGAACCGCTGGTTTTTCTTTGTATCAATGTCCCTCGGATCAATCATTTGTCGCATAGTATCGATTGCATCATATACCAAGGATGCCTGAGCATCATCGTTGGAGCTTGCTACCAAATCCGCTCCTTCATTACCAACGACGAACTCACTGAGTGCCATCGCCGAAGAAGTTTCGCTCTTTGTATTTTTACGAGCGATAAGTAAGATCAACTTCTTAAATCTATCAATCCAAAATCCTCGCTCCTTGCTATCCTTCGCCATCTTGAAGCTGTAAAAGGCTTCAATCAAAGCTTTTTGCCAGAGCATAAGAACCATTGACTTTCCGTAAAAAGGTGATTTTGTGAGCTTTACGCAATTCTCCATGAAGTCCATGCGAATATTTGCCGCTTCAGTATCATAGCAATATTCATCATTATGAAAATCTGCTTCCAAATTACAAAGCTCTTGCCATAATTCTTGACCGACAAGAATCTCACCCGTCTCAATTCGCCCCTTATATTCCAACAAATAGGAGTTGTCAGGGGTCCAAATCTTCTTTTCTTGTATTAACATTTTACAAGCCTCGTTTTTTGATCCATGCTCTCAGCGGACTTTCTTCCTCTCCATCATCTTTATTGGCTATTGATACTAAAGTTCTGATTGCTGAATTATATTGAGCGTTTAACTGCACATATAACCTTGCAGCCGGAGTAGATTTTTGCTTTTGAGGATCATTGGGATGGACCTTGATAAACGGAAGTTTTTTCACCTCTGCAATCTGGTCCTCTAAGTAAATGATTTCATCTACTAAATGACCTACAAGTTTTTCATCTGCGCTTATACAACTCAGTAATTCTTCACGCCGCTGATTGTTCTGCATAGCAAATTCCTGTTCCATATAATAGATCTCCGGTTTCAGTTTTAGTCCATGTCTCACCATCTGTTGATTGCTGAATATAACCATTATTTATGCACATGAACTTACCATCTCCATAACAAACTTTGTGTGGCTCAGACGAAAGGGATGAAAATCCAGTCATTGCTGTCCATGTCGTACCATCTGTTGAATAATACGCATGATTGTTGGTACCTACAGCAACAAATCTACCATTTCCATAGCAGACGTGATGTAGTTGGATATTTCCGATTGTTCCCATCTGCGTCCAACTTACACCATTTGTTGAGTAGTATGAATATCCATTACTACCTACAGCAACAAATCTACCATTTCCATAGCAGACACCTCGCACATACATATTATAAGAACTTGGACCTAAACCTGTATTACAACTTACCCAGGTCTTTCCATTGGTCGATGAATATGCTTTTTTGCTGGCGCCAACGCATATAAATTTGCCATTCCCATAACAAACACTATATAACATATAGCTATTACTTAAATTTGATTTGACCCAAGTTTCTCCATCAACAGAATAATAAGGTGCTTCTCCTCCAGTTGATACAGCTACAAATACTCCGTTCCCATAACAAACGCTACTATAATTATAGTTCGTGTGTAATCCGGTCATTTTTTTCCATCTCTTACCATCTAATGAATAATAAGCAAGGCCTTGACGACCTACGCATACTAATCTATCATTTCCATAACAAACAGAATTAGCCCACTTATTATCACTGCTATTATTGCCAGGAAAAAGAGTGGGACTCATTGGCGTCCATAGTGTACCGTCAAATGAATATGCAGAACTGTCACCAACGGCGACAAATCTGCTGCCCAACCAGGTATTTTTTCCAAATACTTTTGTGGGAACTCCGTCTTTGTTTACCCAAGCTGAGACGATCTCTTTTTTCGCACCATTCACATTGGCGAAAATACTTGCTATATTCTTTTTGCCGTTTGCGTCTACATAAATCCCCATTTTCAAATCTCCTCAAATTTCAAAAATGAAAAAGTGATTTTTTCCTTTTTTGTGAGAATTACAGCCCACTCAACAGTTCTCCCAGAACAATTTTTTAAATTTGACTGGGGGGCCTATATAAGGACCACCACTGTTCTATATACTCTTTCCACTCTTTCTTATCTCTACCATCTGTACAATTATCCAGACGTACCATACATTCTTCTTTACTACACTCTATATAAATTTCTCTTGCTCCCAGTCTCTTACATAATCTTTCACGCTCTGATATAAGAGGATAACCACCTATAATATATGCGTTGTTCCACTTACCTGTACGATACTTAATCATATCGAGTAATGTATCTCTAATACCAAATACATTACTCTTTAATCTATCTGGTTTAATATATCTTTCACATCCACTCACACACTGCCATATACTATCTATATCCACAATAAGATCACCGACATTCATGTTCTCCTTGACCCATGTGCTCTTGCCAGATAAAGGAGAACCATATACCAGATACACCTGCTTATATACATAACCAAGCTTATTATGTATATGGTTATGACATACGTGATGGACCAAGTCTATGTTATCAGGATTGAGTGATACCATTACATCGTTCACATTTGCTTCTGTAAGATAGACCTTATGATGAGCGATGCAATCATAGCTATTCACAATAGGCTTCCCACAATGTGCACATATGATCTGACCCTCATCATTGATTCTGTCCTGCATTACACTAAGCCTGAAGAGTAACCACTCTTTCGACGTGTAGAAATTATCTAAGGTGAACATACCAGTCAATCACCGCCTATATCATACTCTTTATTTCCTATTCCTCTTCGTATACCATGACAATCTCACCAGCTGCTACGCTCGTAGGTTCCGCACTCGCATATGTGATCGTACTCATGGAACCATGTGTGTGAGTTGTGTCAGATTTACCCTCAAGCTTCGTATCTACTTCTGCTTCGGTATAGTATCTGTCATCGTGATTATGAGCGCTTGCAGCTTTGCCTTCTAATGCTGTGTCAATCTCGGAAAATTTTTCTTCGAGATCAGTCTTAAGCATTACTTCTCGTCTGCATTTATTCTCGCAAAATCCATAAACGTGTATTTCGTTATTGTTTGTATCTGGCATATTGACCTCCTATCAAAACAACTCACTTACCAATCAAAACCACTCACTACCAAGCGTTATCTTCAGCTTGCTTCTCACGAAGTTCTAACTCTCTCTTTTTAAGAGCGAGCTGCTGAGGATCATTCGCCCAATTTTCTTTGTCATAATTTTTCAACGCAAGATTGATCGCCGCAACATCTGGAGCCATTTTCTTATGGGCAACTTCTGTCTTAACGAGTCTTGCCTCGCCAATCTGACGAGGTGTAAATCCTGCATCAAGCATCGCCTGATATAATTCCTCAGGCCATTTCACACGTTCCGTCGTCTCTTTTGTTTCTGTATAATCATATCCTTTTGCTTTTTTAATAAGAGCAGATCGTAATTCAGCCACCAGATTCTGACGACCTTTTTTTAAAGTTTCCACTAATTCGGGATACTGCTGTTTATATAGACTCCATGTGCCTGTATAAGATATACCGAATGACTCCGCAATTTGCTTTTCTGTCATTGTTCGAGCCATTTCTTGAATTAGTGGTAAATTCGGTTTTATATCTGTCTCCCAACGACTTTTTCTACCTCGTTTTGCCATATGCTCACATGCTTTCTAATCCTGCTTTCCAGCTCTTACTACCTACAACGCCGTCAATAACAAGATTTTTCTTTTTCTGGAACTGTTTTGTTCTATCTTCAGTATCAGAACCAAAGATACCATCAACTCTGGTTCCAATAATCATTTGCCATATGATAACCGACGATCCTGTGCTTCCTGTCTTCAATAAAGGCATTTCAGCATTCACATCACATCGACTCCTATTCGGTTTATTTTCACTGACGTCGGTATTTTCACTAACGTCAGTATTTTCACTGACATTACCGGCAACAACATTTGGCGTCTCATTGACAACATTCGATGCGTCATTGATCATTGCATCATATTTTTGTAAACCATATTTTTCGATCAGGCCAATCAAAGATGATGTATACGTCGGACTCGTTGCATATCCATCTTCCCTGACATATTGACATGCCAACTTGTAATCAGTGCAGCCTCTCAGGTTTTTATACCTGTCAAGCCTATTAAATAATCCAGAGTGATCCTTCACGCTTTCCAGCCATGAAGGATATTTCCTGAATTTCGCATTTATAGTGACATACGCACCATTTTCCCACTCTTTTGTAGGCATTTCCACGCACTCACCATTGTACGTGCCTTTCATTCCGAAAAGGTTATTTGCTTTGGCAGTAAGTCCACTCTTTCCCCAATTGCTTTCAAGGATTGCTTGTGCAATCGTCAAACTCGGCAAAATCTTGCTTGTTTTTGCATCTTCTACCGCATATCCTGCAATTTTCTCAATGAATGCTTGCTGCTCCATGCTTATTCCACCTTTTCTTCCAAATCGCTGATTCGGTGCTCACACACCTTCATTTTTTCCTCTATAACCGGCATACGCTCGGCAAAATTATTGTGTTTGTCAACCTTATGTTCCAATTGCTCGATACGGTAGCTCATGAGCTTACTACCGCTCCATGAGCCGATTCCCGTACCGATCAAAGAAAGGAGACCAACAATGATTGTAGCAATCCAGTCCATCTTATTTTTCCTCTGTGTTTGTCTCTGCCTCTGTTGCATCTACGATCAAACTGTTAGAATCAGCCAGGCCTTCACCAATCGCATAACCGATCACTGTAGCACCTGCCATAATAAGCGCACTGATCTGAGTAGCTTCACTCTCAGCACCACCACAAGCAACGATCAACATTGCAACAAAGGATGCAATACTAAGCCAGAATTTCCGACTCGTCAATTTTCTTCCCCAGTCAATTTTCTTCATATGGATAACCTCCCTTACATTTACATAATGCGAATATACGTTCGTTTTCTATATGACTATTATATCGAAATAATGAAATGTATTACATACACACCATGTGACACAATTGTGATGTAGATTATTCTAATGAGGATGAAATGAGAACAGAATGAGAATATAAATGATTCATAGATGCTCGAATCGTCTTCATTTTTATATCAAATTTCAATTCTATCTATTCAATTAAGTATTTCACTATCTAACTATTAAAACTCAAATATGATACAAATATGAAGAAATTAAAGCTATACAACTATAATTGTATAAAAAGAAAAATAAAAAAGGACCTTTTTCAGGGTCCTTTTTACAAGAATAGCTCATAGAAAGAGTTCATAGATGGTATCATCAGAAAAAAGCATTGCTTTTAGCTTGTTTACAAGTCTGGTTTTATTTCTGCTGATCGTTGTCACCGTCGTATTAAAATATTCGGCAATGTATTCCCTGGTTTCTTCATTGAAGTATATCAACGGGATCAATTCATAATACGGATCATCCTTAATCGAATACAACGCATCATTGATTTTGGTCACAATGATTTTTGCATATGGTTGATCGGACTTTTGGAACGCATTATAATTTCGGAGTAACTCTTCTGTTTTTTGGAAAGCACTTTTTCTATTGTCTTTTATAAGACCTGCTGCTTTCAGTTTTAACACGGTAGTATTTACAGTTGTATTTACTATTTCGGAAATAGTCTTTTCAACTCTTGTTTTCATAAGATAGTCAAAAAGGTCTTCCGGAGTTTCAAACGTCATATTTTAACCTCCTTTTGGTAATAGGTTTACATAACTCTAAAAGTCAAGATTCAAGATAAACTATATATATTTTATTTATTTATGAAAAAACAGTGACAATCGACACTGTTTTAGCTCTATGTATTAAAAAATAAGGGTTCATCTTGAATTGATGACTTTTTACTCAAAAAAGCCAGTGTTTGCAAGCCTTTGAGCCAATTCAAGATGAATTTTTCATCTTGACTTTATCTTGAATTGCACTATAGTTGTACTACTCAAAAAAGCCAGTGTTTGCAAGCCTTTCGGGAATAGTCTGAAAGTCAAGATGATTTTTGCTGAATTGTCAGATAATTGTTTTTTAACTAAATATAGTATGCACTTTTACTACTACAACTACCAAAAATCCCAAATCATCTTGACTTTTTTGACTTCATCTTGACTTTTTCAAGCTCATCTTGACTTGATCTTGAATTGATCTTGACTTTCCCAAAAAGCGTTTTTATTCCTTTTTTTCACCCGACAACAACAACAACTTCTGAGCATATGAAAGTCGCGCTTCGGGATTCAATTTGCATCTGACATTATCCCATTCTACCAAAATATCGACAGAAAACCTGGTCGTCAATGCGCCACTTGCCTTTGCATGTCGCTGCATTTCTTGATATGCTGCTATAACCTTAGTTATTCCCTGTGCTGCCAAATGCTCCATCTCCTCTCTCGGGTCCTGTTTCTGTAACAAAATCTGCAACTACTATCGGGAGAATTACTAATTGTCCGATACGATCACCATTGGAAATGTCAAATGATCTGATACTTCCATTATGTACGATTGCATGAATTTCTCCTCTATAACCAGAGTCGATGGGAGGAAGCTCACACACGATACCTTTGCTACTCAATCCACTCCGTGGAAATACATAAGCAGCATAACCATCAGGTAAGCAAAGACCTAGACCCAATGGAATTTTAGCTGTTGCACCAGGCATCAACGTGACAATGTCCTCTTTATGTAAGCACGCGTATACATCCGCTCCTGCATCATTATCATGCGCTCTTAAAGGCAGCTTTTCATATCCAAAATCAATCACTTTCACTTTCATTGCATTTCTCCTCCTCGTTCTCGCCAATCATCGCTAAAATGTGTTCGGCCGGTACACCCGCCTTTAAACCATTTACCATACACATGTTTTGCGCCCAATTAAGAGCATCGCTTCTGAAAAGGTTCTTTAAGTCGTTGACTTTAAGCTGCACCACTCCATCCGATGTAAACACATCTACAATACTACTCATAATTCCGGTACCTCCATTCCCATAGTTTTGGAAATCGCCTGCAATCTTGCAGTTTTAATCTCATCTCGTCTCTTCATCTCATCCCATAGCATGTTTGTTGGGATCAGTTTTATCACCAGTTGTAACTCCTCCTCGCTCATACCTTTGGTACGATTTGCGAGCTCTTCTTTAGCGATTCCGCTCATTTCTTTACTCATTTCTTTCCTCCTTGTTTTACCCTTTTGCATCAATGAGTTGCACATACACCTTGCCGCCCGTCAGTTTCATCCAATCTTGACATTCTTCAAGAGTTGGGAAATACATATCAATCACTTTGCCGGTTTCTATACTTCCAATTCCATCACCATCGGCGTCACCACCAAAGCCAGTATCAAGGCACTCCCAAAAGCCCAGTAGATTTCCAATGCTCCCATCCGGGTTGCACTCATATACAACGGCTGTCAATCCTACCCATTCTTTTTTTACCGCACAGATACCAGCTCTTACAGGTACTCCTGTATATGTGATCTCACCTTGACAATAAGCAGTAGTGCATATTTTAAATGGTTCTTCATATTCTTGTGCTTTTACTGGCAACGTAAAAGATAACATCAATACTACAATGAGGCTGAATATATAAAATTTTTTATTCACGACACTCCTCCTTGTATTGTTTCATACTGCCACTTCATATTTGATGGGTGGGAATGGATTGTAGTCAATGACGTCCATATCTTCCAAACTTACATCCCAAAAATTAGTGGGGGCATCGTCTTTAAAAACCAGTTTTGGGTCTTTTGTTATAATTTGCTGTAGTTGTTCCCAATTCCGAAGTTGTTGTTTAACGCCTTCAATCTGATTTTCGTAAATATGACTATCTGCCATAACATGTGTCAATATTCCAGGTCTTACACCAAGATGTCTTGCAAATAAATGAGTAAGAACCGCATATTGCGTAGTGTCAAACGGAACCCCGACCGGATAATCTGCTGATCTTTGTACTAGCATGCAATTCAAACGACCATCAATAATATTCCAAACAGAAGAATAGCAGCAAGGTACCAAGTTCATTTTCTCAAGGTCTGCAACATTCCACATATCAATGACACATTGTCGATTACTGGGGTCTCTTTCAAGGACCCCGAGAACATAATCAACCTGACTCTTCCAAAGCCAGTTATCTTTCCTAACAAATTGCCCGACCTGGTAGCCATAGCTTTTGCCAATGGTTCCATCCGGTCCAGTCCAGGCGTCCCAAATTTTACTATTAAGTTCTGATGTTTTATTGGATTGCTTTTGCATGATCCAAAGAATTTCGTCTACGGCTTTTTTCCAGAATACCTTTTTGGATAAGAGAATCGGGAACTCTCTTTCCAGGTCCACAATGATCTGTGTAGAAGGTACTCGTAAGGTCTTTATTCCAGTCCTTTCATTTAATTGAGAATATCCTTTAGTCAGAATATTCTGTAAATTGGTGATGTACTGTCTTTCATACTGCAACAACATTTGTGCTGTCCTCCTTTACTTTCTTTGCTTTTTCATCAATGACCATTGCTTTTAATAAGAGCAAATAATTGATACTATCTGTGATTTTTTCTTCCCATCGATCTAGGGAATATGTATCTTCACCTTGACACATATCGTAAACAGATACGGTATGCTTTGCCATCATTCCAGCCAGCGCCTGTCTGGAACTACAATTTTGCAATCCTGCAGCTACATCAAAAGTATGGAATCTATCAACCGTACTTTTGTATTCTGTTCCTTTTGAAATCAACAAATCTTTGCAATGCTGTATTTGTTCCTCAACAACTTTATTAAATTCTGTACCATTCATGTATCGTTCTCCTTCCATCCAACTACTTTTGTTGTGTCATCTTTTTGCTCATATTGTGATTTCACTTCTTTCACTAAAGCATGACTTTCAGCCTCTGCACGTGATATTTTGCGTGTAGCACAATATCGTTTTAAAAAACGATCATAATCTTTGTTGATATTCATGGCCATCCCTCCTTTTTTACAAAGATACGATATTTTCTACCTTTGATCGTTTTATCTACAATATCGAAGTCGAAGCGCTTTTTAACCTGCTTACTAAATTCGATCTTGCTCATAGGGTTAAAACTATTTGCCAAACAAAACTCGTTATATTTGGAGTAAACGGAGTTTGTTGGCTCATTTTCAATCTTAGGTTCTTCCTTGAAGAATAGAAGAATCGGATTGTTGTTTTCCTCATATTCTTGCAACTCTTTCTCAACCTTAATAGATGAGGTAAAACGTCTATTCTCAAGCACATGCTTGAGACCTTTTATTCCCAACTGAATCAAATACTCAATAGATTCTTGCTTCCTTAATTTGTACTTGATATATGGATCATAATCAGGATCATCAACCGAAAATCTCGCATTGAACGGAATTATGACAAGTCTGTCAATAACTGCTCCTGATTTATCTTTAATTCTCGGGATGTTATTAGCCGAGAATAGTAGTTTGGAATAGTTATTGAAGTCAAACGGGTCCTGTCCTTTTCGCTCAACATTCAATCGATCACCTGATACAAGCTTTTTGAATGCAGCAGGATTTGGGATAAATTCATCCCCAATATCATCACCAATATTGGCAAGCTTTCCAAATAACTCTGCCGTTTTGAATCGATCTCCCAACTCTTTCAGGTCCAATGCAGCGGTGTTTCTATCTCCAAGCAAAGTCTTAATCATATCCAAATAAGTAGATTTACCATTGGCCTTATCACCTATTAGGATGAATGATTTTCGAAGCTCGTTCCTTCTATAAAACGTGTAGCCGATTACTTCCTCGAGGAGTGATCTGATCTCAGGATCAGAACACGCCAACTTATTCAGTGCATTATCAGTGATCTCACTATAAGCATCTGGAATATAATCAAATTCAATCTTATTCAAGATGACATACTCAGGACTAAATGGTAAAAGCTCATCGGTTTCAATATTGTAAATACCATTTCGAAAAGCAATCAAATTCGCATCACTTGATGGAACACTGTCACCGATCATAATATCAAGGTAAGATAAGACCTCAGCTCTTTTTGCACGATTGAGCTTTGAAATATGCTTAATCATTTCAGCTTCGATGTACTTTTGACCATTTACATAAATACCATCTTTATAGATGTGCATTTGGTCATTTACCTTAATAATGTGATTATTCGCTTTTATATAGTTGGCAAATTTATCGAATAAAAATCCACCACTCTTATTGAAAAATGAAGGTTTTTTAAATGCTTCATCCCTCAATATAGTTTCAAGTTCTTCTTCATCCAATTTATCCGGAAGAATATAGTTATTGATAAGCCTAATCGTTTCCTTTATCTCATCGACTGAAAAATCATGTGACTGCAAAGTTAGGATATAATTAAATAGAGCTTGATTTCTTCCGTCACCCGATTCCATCGAAAGAAAGTCGGTGCTTGACTTGACTGGTAACAACCACTTTGGGACTGGTTCATATTCTTCATCTGGGAATATATCATAGATGATCTCCCTTTCCTTTTCCTTGAACTTTAGAATTGAGTAACTATTTTTACAACCAACTTTAATGTCAGCATCCAATCCGCATGCCAGCCTTTCACTTGTTTTTTTGACTTTACATGTGGGTTGGATAATATTTCCGTCTTCATTGATATTCATAAAAAAGAAATGCTTACCTCTGGTTGTCTGATATACTCGGCATCTGAGCTGTAAATCTTCAACCATATCCATCAATATTTCAGATTGATCGTAATCGTCTATATCAATGAGGATCACATCTTCATGAATAATACCAGCATACTCAGGAAGATTTTTTACCTGTTCATAGGTTCTGAGGTCTGAAGGAGATGCGTTCTTAAAGGGCATTAAACATTTCTTATCTTTTGTGGGAACATATCCCTTGAATAATGGTTGCATTTTAATTTACCCCGCATTTCCAGTATTTTCCATGTCTTTTACAAGGTTGTCTCAATAATTGACTTCTTGATACCAATTTGTGTTCTCCGCACGTTTTACATTCACAAAGATAATAACTCATACCAGATTTATGATTTACACCATGGTATTCCATGTGATCGAATGCAAGCACTTTCCATGTACCAAACGTTTGCCCCGATAAATTATCAAATCGCCCCATATTTTCACCTCACCCCATATTGGTTTAATCGTTCTTTTGCAAGATTTATATACCATTGCTTATCAAGCTTTGGAGGAACTTTCTTTCCATTGATGTCTCCATTCTCAATGAAACATCGATCAGGAGTATTAGCAAATTTATCTTTTTTATCGTTACCAGTTGGTGTTGATCTGGAACTACCAAAACCATTATTTTCCCAATATTTTACTTCCGCGCCAGTTTTACACTTTAAAATCTGACCATCATGTCTATTTTTACTTGCAAATACTCGATAACATTTAAAGTCATATTGTGTTTCATTGTGCTCCACATAATCATATTTTCCGGTAAGTTTTACAACTTTTTGGAACATGATTAACTCGTCACATTTCTCAATAGTCTCTTCAACAGATATTCCTTTTGTCATATAATCAACCATTGCTTTGTTGATGATAGGAAGATCATTATCAACTCTACTTAATGCTTTTGTATAAGCTCCTTTGGTTTTTGTCTTACCATCTGGCGCAACGAGCAAATAGTTGTTTACGTCTTTTTGGAATACCTTTGTGTAAATGTCGAAGCCCATTCTCATTCCTGTTCGTTCTTCCCACTCCCATACGATGTCATCTATCAAGTCAAAATCTTTCATTGACTTAATCTTGAAGAGAATACCATCAGTATTGGATTGAATAAATTTCTCAATATGTGGTTCTAACTTCTCAATCAGATCAACAAGCAAAAGCTGTCCATTCACCGTAATTGCATTATTTTCTCTCGGATCGTAGAGCGGAGAAAAGGCATCTTTGAGTTGACCTGAGATCGCATTATCTGCTATCTTATAAGGTAACCTTGCTTTCTTATCTCCCAACTCTTTGAATCTAAGATTCTCACCATGAATCTTCTCAAAGTTCTCAGGATTCGCCATATTACGATAACCAAACTTATATTTTAGCTGCAACGATGGATAATAGGCCGTAACATCTGACATAATGTAAATACCCTCACCGTAATATTGCTTAATTGCTCCATGAAGACCACCCCACGCAAGAACATGCTCGATTCCCGCGATCATCACTTTTTGCTTTTTATTGTAGTCTTGATTTTCAGGTTTACGATACCACTCGGCAACATGACGATATTTTCTTAATCTAAGAGTATCAACGATGGGAAATTCAAATTCATCATCAAATTTCAATCCTCTACCACCTAAAATTTTTGCTACTCGTTGAGCACCTGTTTTTCCCATATAAGTCAATGGCAATTTGAAAATCTTGACCAAGCCCATGGCAGCATCAAATTCGGCTTTTCTTTCAAGAAAGACTTCGATAGTCTGTTCTACATCAGTGGTGCAATAGAATATTGTTCGGTCAATTTCTTCTTGAGTAAGCTTTCTGTTGATATTAAAAGAGACATCGGTTTCTTTGATGTTATTTCCCATAAATGCTTCAAGGGATTTAAGACCGGTATCTGTTCTAAGCATTACATCAAAGTTGATCATTGTGATCTTATTGAATAAGCTTGAATATTGCCATCCGCCCATATTTTTGACGATTATATAATCACTTACTTCTTTTGGGTCAAACCCAAGTAAGATTGCTTTCATGATATATTGGTCATATCTGCGATTGTTATACCCGATCCAAATTTCTTTGTCATGGGCATAAAAATATTCTTCCAATTTCTTTTTATCATTGACTATGACTGTTTTAGTTTTTTCAACCGGATTGATGATCACCACCAACCAGTCATTTTTAAATACCTCAAAATCATAAAAGTTGAGCATTGTACTCACCTCTACCAAATTCTATAATACCCGTGCGGGTATTATTTTGCCCGCACGGATGTCATTATTTCAACTCGAGTATGTCCGTTTTTGAGATTTTAATCTCCATACTCGAATTTACTTTTTGCTTTACACTTCAAACACTTCGTTGATGGTGATGTTGTTGAAAGCTTTGGGATCATATTCTACTTCGTACTCCAATTCCCCATCAATGTCTTCCATGATGTCAAGAACCAGCTCGGCAAACTGAGAATAGCTCTCAAATATGATAGCACCAACTTCATCAGACGGTTCCAATGTCTTCAACCAGCCGACTGCTGAAGCGATCATATTCGCATCATTCTTGGTACCGTACAGGACACGATTCATAAACAAGCAGCTCTTTTCGAACTCACCTTCTGTAATCCTGAACTGAACCTTGAGCATCGGTCTACCGTCTTTTGTCTGGCCGACTTCCATCTTTTCGATCTTACCTACATATGTACCTTTCTCGATCTCCGGAAAATCTCCGAAGCCACCATTCTGCTCAGCTTCTGCTGCATCTTTCTTTAATTGATTCAAATCTACCTCTTTGTCAAACTTACTAAAATCCATGACTATTTTTCCTCCTTAATCTTTTATGAAAACAACAAACATCTCGAATACTGCCGCTACTGTGAATAATATGATAGTAACTGGTCCAATTTGTTCCATCATGACGAGTGAAGCTATCATAGCGAAACATAATACTATTCCAAAAATAACTCTTATAGCTTTCATGCGTTATCCTCTTCTACGTCTACGACGTTCCGGTGCTGCTTCTTCGGTTGCTGTAACCTCTTCCTGCTCAGGTGGATTCATTGCAGGAGCTTCTTCGGCAGCTGTACCTCTCTTCTTTCTTCTAGGAAGCTCCTTAACTTCCGGCTCTTCTGACTCTTCATAAGGAATTTCCTCACGGGCATCGCCATCATTGAGATTGGAATAGGCGATTGCTTCAGCATTCGCTTTTTCTACGGCTTCCCTCTCGGCTGCCATATCGTCGCTTACTCTGCGGCGTCTTCTAGTTGATGCTTCATCTGTTGCAACAGCCGGCTCTTCTGCATCAGCAGGCTTATCGACGTTATCAGCACTTTCCTGCTGTCTTCTGCGACGCTTCGACTGTTCTTCTGCAGCTTCTTCTTTCTTTCCTTCAGCAGGTGCTTCTGTAGGCTTTTCTTCTTTTTCATCGGCTTCCTTTCTTGCTCTGCGCGACTTCTTCTTACCGTCTGCAATTGGAATATCGTCTTTCTTGGCTGCCTCATCGATCTCCTTAATGTCCTCATCGGACAGGAAATCGCCAAGCTCATAGTAGTTGCGGATCTTCTCATCCACGTAATTGAGATCGTTGTCGATTGCAAATGAAGGGAACATTCCAATCGGACTCTTTACCGTGTCATGACCTGAGTTTTGAGTAAGGAAAGAATACTGGCCATCGGCAACATGGGTCTTAAGTACGATCGTGCAGGTACCTTCAACGTTGATACACTGATCGATCAACTTACCCATTGTCTTGAACTTCTCGTTTCCGTCCTGATCCCTTTCAATGTGACCGAGCAGATAGACGATCTTATCGGCCGGAAGGTCCTGATTGATGAAGTTGAGCAGCTTCCACATGTTCTGAGCCATCTCTGAAAACTTATCGAATCCACGCTCTGTTACCCGACGCATGAACTCATTGCCCATAAGATACTGAGCATCGTCAATCACGATAGATTTCGCCTTGCACTTCTTCATGAAGTTAACAGCCTCCTGGTAACTGTCACCGTCATATCTTTCATCAAAGTTTCCCTTGAAGGGAAGGGGTTTCTTTGCTACATTCACAAGAGCGAATTTACCACTCTTGCAATTTCTCATACTTGCGGATTTTCCTGTACCGGAAATCCCAAGTATCATGACTGATACTGCCATATTATTTTTCCTCCTTAATCAATTAAAAATTCCGTGTTAATAAAATGATAGTTTGTAGTACCTGGGTTTGTGTGAATAGTAGCGACTCTCTTAATTTCGCCGTTCGTACGAACATTAAATGTGTCAACCTTTCCACCATTGGTAGCAGTCAACATATAATATGATTTTGCTGGACGGTAACTTTCCGGAAGTGTCGCCACGACTTTTTCAATATCGGCAAAGCCTGTCACGCAACCTTGTATATATACTTTATTACCAATTTTTCTATATCTACATGGAAATGATATAGCATCATGAGCTGATATTCCACTCGCGAGCGGCAGATTCTTCCATCCAGAATCGCACAAATCAATCGCTCGCCAATTTCCCCATGAATTACTATAATACGCACGTTCATAGTAATTAGTAAAATCCTTACGGCAAGGGATAAATCTCTGGATAAGTTGTCCTGCTGTCCCAGCTGTAAATACTTGAATAACGCCTGTGAATGCGGTTGTTGGTGCATGGAGTAATGTCGCTGCCACATTTGCATTTGGAATGTAATAAAGTCCCTCAGTTAATGTGTTTAAATCGCCACCTTCTTCCATCTGTGATGGTGCCATAAGCTGCACATCAATAGTAAGATCACTTATATCGCTTTCGACTGCTGCCATCCGAGTTTTCAGTGCCTCAATCTCTTCATAAACTGTTGCCATTGTCTAATCCTCCTTTTTATTAAATAAATAGAACATGGTCTTTGCAGTCAACCTCGACATCTCATCGGTAATAAGCATCATGGTAGGATTTTCTCCAACCATTTCTGTTGCCGCTAAAGAACCGGCCTTGGCGACGTCATACAAACTGAAAGAACGCTTCTTGTTCATATCCGGCATGGACTTTGTTTCCGACTCATCCTGCGCATCAGTGATGATCCACTTGATATTATACTCTCTACACCTATCATGGTCGCTATTAAAATCGCCATTTAGCATATCGCTACATCGCTCTGCAAAAGGACAAATTCCTGAGTTGTGTAAGGCCTTCAAAATACGGCCCTTTTCCCACAAACTACATTTGATCTCGATCATTATTCGTCTCCTCCTTCTACTACTCTTGATGCCCACATATCAGCCCAGTGGATAATCATATACAAGGGAGTTTCTTTTCCCTGTAAACTATATTTCAAAGATCCATACAGGCCGTTGTGGTAAAGAATTGCGAACTGTTCTTCCTCGGTGAGATCAATAAACATAGAAGCAATCGCTACTGATCTGATCTCATGATCTACGTAAAGTAAATCCGGATTTGTTTTGAAGGGCTTCGTCTCTGAAGGTTTACCACCTTTCAGAATGTTGGGAATATAGTTGGGTTTCTCAAACTGACCCATTTTTCCAAGATCATGAAGTGCTGCCGCAATGATAACAGAATTTCTGAACTCAGGTGTGATGTTCTTACCACCAACCAGACATACCGACATTTTCTCGGCAAGCTCCATAACATTTCTCGTGTGATGAACCAGTCCATACTCACATGCAAGATGATTTCCTCCTGAACATGGAGCATCGAAAAATCCGCAATCCTCCATATACGCGATCAAATCTTCCATACCCTCACGACCTGTTTTCTTCAGGCATTCTACTACATAGGTTTTGTTGTCAAGTGTCTCTACTTTTGCCATATCATAGGCTCCTTTCATTTATTTGATCACAAAGCTCTCCGGCTTCGTAATACTTCTCGTTGATTAAGTAGTTAACTAATTTCTTAAATAACTCCCAATCTTGCGGATATAAAATCACCGCATATCCACCAGAATCATTGATCTCTCTCACATGATACTTTTGTAGCTCTGACGGTTTACCATTCTGAGCTTTTACTTCAATCGCCACAAAATGACCCGTGACACATGCGAGAATATCCGGTATTCCGTCCTTTGTGAATTTACTGCCGGCCCAATACTTAATGAACCATGCACCTTGCTCTTTGAGAAAAGCTTTGATCTTATTTTCGAAGTTTTTTTCAGCTGCCATCATTCATCCTCCAAATTTTCTGTAATATCAATACGAACTACATACCGTTTTGGATTTGCTGATGGCACTTTATACACTTTCACTTTCGAAGATATTTCTACTCGTTTTGCTCTGTCTTCTATAATCTGTTGAAGAGCATTTGCAATGGATGGAGCATCAAGATTGAATGACCGCTTTCCATATCTCATTTTTTCCTCACCTTCTTTCTAAGTCCTGTCTCCCAGGCATGCTTGACATTCTCTGACTGAGTAACCCATTCAAGCTGGGAAGCTCTCGGATCTTGTTTCTTCCCACGCTTATGATTTACAATCGGCTTATTATCAGGATTCGGAACGTGGGCAGTTGCTACTAAAATATGTACCTTGCAATTTTGCCCATCCAATTTAACATTCAGGTAACCGCCTGGGCCTAAATACGGGCGTAATACCTTTCCTGTCTTTTTATTCCTGACATTTCCCATATTGCTTACTTCATAATTGGGATGATTTTCAATCGATAGATATCTTTCTTTCATAACTTAGAAAATAACTTCGCTGATAGAACCATCATTTACATTGAAGCAAATTCCTTCCTCATGTAAATCGAGGATTGTTCCAACTGTTACATCCTCCGATAAAATTACACTTAATTCAGGTGCCATGTTTTGATCTCCTTTCTTTATGTAAGTTATCTTTAACTTATGTATTTATTATACAACTAAAGTTGTACTATGTATATTGACATTTCACACAAAATTCTAATCAATGACTTGTTAGAATTGACATTCCTCAAAGAGTTTATCTGTGAAATCCTTCCGCATAGAAAGAGTGTCGTAAATCTTTTCCTCGATGGAATTTTGGCAAGTCATATAATAGTAGAAACACAGTCTTTCTTGGCCGATTCTATGGATACGTTTCTTACTCTGCTCAAACAACTCAGAGGATAATGGAGGAGTAAAGTAAACGATCTTATTTGCTTTCTGGAGATTCAACCCCATCGCTCCGGCTTGATACTGAATGAATGTAATAGAATTATTATACTCTTCGTAAGCAGTCAAATCTTTACCATTACCATTCACGACACTATAAGGTCTTGCGTATTCATTCACAAGATTTTCGAGTGCAGTAAGTTCATCCCAAAAGTTATAAAATACAATCAATCGATCATCCGTGGATTCTAACAAATCTCTAAATGCGTCACGCTTATACTGATTATATTGACCGCACAACTGTCTTTCATAAAGCATCTTTGTGAGAGTAGTATCACCTACTAACTCCACGCCATCAACTGTTACAATACATTCTTTTCTGAATATTTTGTAATCTTTGGTAGTCGGAACATTAATCGGTATGGGAATCGGCTTAAGAAGATTAAACACCTCCTCAGTCTTAAGGAAATGACAACCATATTGGCGCATTTTCTTTTTCAACCTGTCAACGTTCTTATAACCATCAATAACTTTGATTGGATAACCTTCGTTGTCTTCATAATGGAAATCAACATACTGCCTCCAATAGAGATCTTTTGAAATAGGCCAACCAAGCAAATGCAGCTGGGACCATAGCCGTTCATATTTACCACCTGTCGGAGTACCAGATAGCAAGATCACATTTTTCGGTTGTAGCTTCTTAAGAATAAACTTTGACCGTTTGGAATTTTCATTCTGAATAAGCGAGCTTTCATCTAACATCAAGGTAAAGTCCTCAAGCTCGGCAAGCTCCGGACGTCTGAATGCAAGCTCATAATTGATAATGCCAACAACCGGAATTAACCCCATTAAATCATCTTTGACTAAATGATCTACTTCCTCAAAGAAACATTCAAAGTCTCTCTTGTTTGTTAGGTCATAACAATAAATATCATCCACTTGTGAGTAATTGGTTTTAAAATGCTCCACCCAGTCATCTATCTTTGATTTCTGACAGATTACAAGATTCACTTTGGCGCCAAGCTGTTTCATCTTCTCCGCACCAGTGAAGGTCTTGCCAAGGCCCATGTCATGATAGTAAGCTACATGATTCAGGCTATTTGTTTGATTAAGAGCATTTTGCTGATGCTCATATAACTTCACGCTCATTTTTGTTCACCTCCTAGATATTCATATACCTTTGCTTCTGATATATGATATGTCCAAACACTACTCATTTTTATTGCATATCCGAATGGTAAGATTCCTCGTTGTAATCCTATCCGAACAAACTGAGGGGATTTACCTAGTAATTTTGCACATTCGTTTACTTTCAATTTTTATCAGCTCCAACAAAAAATCTTTTTTATTTCTTCATCAGAAAGCCCATATTTTAATACAATCAATGCAATTTCCTGCTGAGTAAATTGCAATAGGCCTTTTAATTTTTTTGAGGCGGTTGTTCTTGAAATATTCAACAGATCAGCAAGGCATTGCACATAATTTTCATCACCAATTGCTACCATCTTTGATTTTAATAAATTGGTATTTGTCACATCATCACTTCCTTTCTTAAATATTGAATTACCGTAGCGGGAATCGAACCCGCAACCTCCTCGGCCAACATCGCATCTCTGGTGCTCTGCCTATTGAGCTATACGGCAACCGTTTTACAGAAGAGTTATTCGTCGTGGATGGCACGACGAACATGGCTAGCTGGATTTGAACCAGCGAATGCAGGAGTCAAAGTCCTGTGCCTTACCTCTTGGTGATAGCCCAGTATATGGTTGTCAACCAAGTAAGACAACCATATTGGAACCAGATTTACTTCTCAGTGCCCTCAATGAAATCAAGAACTTCCTGAACGGAAAGCAGCTCCTGCTTACTGCTCTCGCAATAATCTTTGAAAGATACATCTGCTTTAATCTCACCGGACTTAATGCCTGCCAGATACTCTTTCATAAGTGGCTTGTTCGCATCTTCCGGCTTTACCGTAGTTCCATTCTTCAAAATTACGGTCTTTCCAAATTCGATCTGTTTCTTTAACTGAGTAACAATATTCATATTGTTTCCTTTCCCCACTTTTTGGCGTCGGTCACCTTGTTTTTATTTACGTTATTATATTACTGCAATTTACAAATATTGTATATTGACATAACAACTAAAAATGTTAGCGTCATGTTAACTATTTTGCACATAACGATTAAATTCTTAATCGTCATAACTAATTATGGATTTATTATATTAAGATAATTTCCAATTGACAACACAAAATGCGTAATTTCTTTACGAGAACAAGCGTTCGATTGACTTTGTATATTACGGATATTATCCTATAATTGTACATACTCGCTGGGAGGCGTTAAAATGGAAACAGGAGAAGTTATTAAAAAATTGCGTAATGAAAAGAAATTTACGCAATCGGAATTGGGAATTATGTTAGGGGTGAATACTTCATCAATCCAAAAATATGAAAGTGGTGCTACCAAAAATCTGAAACTTGAGACGATCAGAGAATTATGCCATATATTTGAGGTACCGCCGGTTGTGTTCGTGTTACCTGAGACATTGGATGATGGTTTTAAAGCCTATCATGAAAGAATGTTCAAAGAGCATCTAAAAATTGCACTCGGTGTAAATGAAGAAGGTATGAAAAAGATATTTGATTATGTGGATGATATTCAATCCATGCCAAAATATCGAAATTCAAGATAAGTCAAGATAAGTCAAGATGATTTTAATGATCTTGAATTGATTCTAAGTATTGATTTTACTGCATTTTTGAATGAAAAAGTCATCAATTCAAGATTACTTCTTATTTATGTATATAGAGGTAAAATGATAACAAAAATCAACACTGCTTTTTAAAATAATATATAAATAAATATATATCTTGAACTTGAATCTTGACTTTTTTCGACATCAAAGGGAGAGAGCATAATTGCGAAGAGCAAATGGAGAAGGTTCAATTTTCAAATTAAGTGGTAAAAGAAGAAAACCATGGGCCGTTAGAATTACAGTAGGTTATGAAGAAAACGGGAAACAAATCTATAAATATGTTGGTTACTATCCAACCAAAACAGAAGCAAAAAATGCAATGCGAGAATATTTGGTTAACCCATTTAATTTGGAACATAAGAGTACCAAGTTGAAAGATATTTATGATAGGTGGTCAGACCAAAGTCAATTGGCTCAGACGACCATGCAAAGTTATGGATCAGCGTTCAATCAGGCAAAACAACTTCACAATATGAACATGAGAGATATTAAAGCCATTCATTTAGAAGCAGCTATGGACCAAATGAAACCACATATGCGAAGTGTATTCAAAAATGCTATGGGAAAAGTATATACATATGCAATTAAGCACGAGATTGTGGATAAGGACCTTATAGGTTTAGTCTCAATTAAAACTACAGTGGAAACAAAAGAGAAAACACCGTTCACATTGGCCGAGATCAACAAATTGAAATCTTTCAAACATCCATTAAATGATACCGTATTCATTCTTTTGTATACAGGATTGCGGATCAATGAATTGCTTGAGATCAAATGTGAAAATATTCACTTAGACAAAAAGTATATGATCGGGGGGAAAAAGACAAAGGCTGGTCAAAATAGAATCATCCCAATTCATGACGCTGTTTATCCTTTAATAAAAGCAAGATACGAGCAAGGACATAAATATCTGATAACCAAAGATAATAAGAAAGTTGGTTATGCTACATATAGAATTAGTTATTGGAATAAAATGAACTCAACACTCGGATTCAAACATACACCACACGACACACGACATACTTTTACAACTTTCGCCGATCGTTGTGAAATGAACAAGGTTGCATTGAAGAAAATTCTAGGTCATGCTTTGGGAGATATAACCGATCATTATACTCATAAAGATATTGAAGAACTATTGAAAGAGATCAATAAAATTAAGTATTAAAATAAACCCCTCGTTTGAGGGGTATTTTTGTATATTTAATGTATATTGTAGATAGAAAATCATAGGCTTTTGTGCATACTCAAAATGCTTGTATATCAAGGCTTTACTTGATTTTATGCAGTTTTAGAACTTTCCCAACAAAATATAAAAAGATTATCATATCAACCTTTTTATATTGATTTGTATATTGTACGTACATTGTAGAATAGAAAATGAATTTTTTATCTTAAGGCTTTTTATTGTACATTGTACAACCATCGTTGTATAATATATTTATAAGGTTGGTTAAAACCTTAAAAAATATATGAGGTGATCGAATTGAAAATTGATGTATTCTATACGGGTGGAGATATTTGGTTGAGTGAAGGAACTCTTCCAAATGGAAAAGTTTTAGTTGTAAGTAGTGAATATCCTGAGATACTTTCATTATATGAAAAACCAATTGATGATATATGGTATTTACCTGAAGATATGATCTTTTCAAAAGATCATAATAATCTTGATGATGAATATAAAGAAATTTATAACCAACTACTTCATCATTTGAGCAAAACAAGTCCTCTTTACTGAGGACTTTTTTTCTTGACTTTTTTGAGCATAATAATGTACAATATTATGTATAAACGATATGATAATAAAGGAGGTGTTGATGTGGAAATTTTACCCATTACAGAAATGAGAAATACACAAAAGATCAGTGAGCTATGTTCTAAAGAACCCGTATTCATTACGAAGAACGGTTCAGGGCATCTTGTGATCCAATCACACGAAGAGTACAATCGAAAAGAAGAAGAGCTCGAGCTTTGCAGAATGATCTTAGAAGCTGAAAGAGATCAACTTGAGAACGGAAATAAAATGCAAGACTTTGACGAATTTGCAGCTGAGGTGAGGAAAAAATATGGAATACAATCTTAAAATCCTACCTCGTGCAAAAGGCGATTTAAACAATATATTTGATTTTATTTTCAAGGACGCACTTGAAGAACAGATTGCTCAAAGTGTTATTGATGATATTTTAAGAGCAATTCAAACTCTCAAAACTCTCCCAAAGCGTTGGCCTGATTTTGAAGGTTTTCCGGGCTATCGTCAAATGCTTGTTGGAAAGTATAAAGTAATCTATAAGATCGAAGATGATTTAGTACAAATCGTCAGAGTCAAGCATACGTCACAATATCAATAAAGGAGAAAATCATGGAAAATAGATGGGAAACACTCACCATGCTCTTGTCACTTAAAGCTTTATTGGAAAGTGATAATAAAGAAAAAGCTTTGGAAGTTATTGATAATGTGATTGTTGAAATGAAAAAATAAGGGACCCTTGCGGGTCCTTATTTTTATCCCTCGATTGATCTTGCTGTCGCCATATCTCTACCGTCTGACTTTCCACTTGAGTAAGCATTAGTGTCTCCTGATATACTCAGTGCAGTATTAGCAATTTTCCAACCTTTGCTCATTTCATTATATGACTCAGTAACCTCTTTCGGAGTGACAATCATCAATGCGGTACACTGTTTTTCAAGAACCTCAGCAACTCCATCTCTGAATCCTACGAGATAGGTATTCATTACCCCACGTGTTTCCTTTCCTTCTTTCTTGCATTTATTCCAGTATCTTACTGCAAATTTATTTCCCGTCTCATAAAGGAAAGTGAATACCTGAAGAGCAATTTTGGCATCTTCTTTAAATCCGTAAAATACTACATCATTTTGACGGCCTATAAAATAAGTTTTGCACCTAAAATTTTTTGCGATGATATATGCAAGACCAAGTCTCCATTTACTCATCTCATGCTTACCAGACTGGCGATAAACTTCTCTGACGATCTCACGAGTTTCCTTCTTATCTTCAAGCTGATCAAGCTCAATATTATACTTGGCCATAAGCTCCTGAGCTTTTAATGCAGCGGCAATTGCTTCATTCTCATTGGGGTTGTTGTTTGCCAAATCTAAAAGGTTTTTGATCTTGTTTAAAATTTTTTCCATGTCGTTCTCCATTCTCCGGGAGATTTACCGCTCCCGGTCGGTTTATGTATTTTAGTAGTTGTCAATTATCATTCCGATCAAAAGATCATATACTCTGATAGTGATTTCTTCTTTTCTCAAAAGACTATCGACATAATCACCAACCACTTTTTCGCTTGCACCTGTTCTAATCATCGTTGCAACTTCTTCAATAACTCCATGTCTACTTGTCTTTGTCATAATCATTTACCTCACTTTTTTATTTGTTTGTTTCATTTGATATATTTATTATACAATTAAAGTGGTACTTTGTATGCTGACATATCTACCAAAAATTATAAGACTTACTTAGTAATATTATACAACTATAATGGTATAGCTTTAATTTCTTCATATTTGTATCAAATTTAAGTTTTAATATTTAGATAGTGAAATACTTAATTGAATAGATAGAATTGAAATTTGATATAGAAATGAAGAAAAGAGGAAGCTTCTGCTCCCTCTTTTTATACTTATTTTGCTCTTCTGCCCCCCAAAGGAATTTCAATTGCTTCTTCAGGTGTCCAACCATTTCGATTGATCCTGTCATAAAGAGTTGCCCAAGGCATTTTTAATTCTTCGGCCCACTCTTTAATAGATTTGGTTTCACCATTATAAGTGATTTCCTTAAGTTTGAGACTCGGTCTTTTGATATTTTCTTTGACTTTTGGAGCTTTGGCCTTTGGAGTTTCAATTCCATGCTCCTTATCGTAAGTATCAGACCAACTAGGCAGCTCTTCGACTAAATCTTCAATTGTTCTATCTGAGTCTTTAATCTTATCGTTGAAATACTCAGTGAAAGCATCTTTCTTTTCCTGTGGCCAACCTGCGATTTTTTCTCCGATTTCATCATCCTCCCATTCAATACCATCTTCATCTGTATAAACAAATGGCTCAATTTTTTTTGACTCTTTTTTAGCTTTCTTTTTTGGTGCTTCGGTTTTAGTCTCCTCGATAGGTTCCTCAGTTGCCTCGGTAGGTTTTTCAGGTTCTTCAACAGGTTTTTCAGTAGTCTTAGCTTCTGCTGCCAAAATTTTCTCAATGACACTAGCTTTAGATTCTTTTAAACCAGTTCTTGTTTTGTTGCAACTGATTTTCACCCCAAGTTCATCAGCGATTCCGATCAATGTTGTTCCTGTCATCGTATAAAGTTTTTCTTCTCTTGTCATAGTTTTGGTCTCCTTTATTGTGGTTGTTATTGGTTGTTCTTACATTATTTATTATACAACGATGGTGGTAGTTTGTACACGATTTTTTGGAAAATTTTTGCATAAGAATGAAAAACTTTTTTGTGTACATTGTACAACTATAAGTGTATAATGATATATGTAAGTTACTTTTGAGGAGGAAACCAAAATAAATATTGATAAAATTTCCAAAGACCTGAACTATATTTTAGAAACAAAGAAAGCGATCGATCAAATATACCAATCCAAAATGATTACCAAAGAACAATATGATGAGATGCTTAAAGAATTAGCAAAACCATATAAATAAAAGAAAGCTCTCAGAAATGAGAGTTTTCTTTTATTTATACAACTTTCAGTGTACAAACCCCCACTAAAGGTGTATAATAATATATGTAGGGTTGATTAAAACCTTAATAATTTCTAGGGAGAGATAACATTGAGAGAATGTTCAAGGCTTTTAATTGAGATCGTTAGCTTATTCGAGGAGTATGATTTTGAGTATGCTATTACTGAGAATGGGCGCGTCCAAATTGATTTGGGTGGAGAATTTTTCGATATTGATAAGACTGATGTTGAAGGATTGAAAGAGCTGCTTGAAGATTTACAAACTTGGTAAAAATGAGGGGCTTCGGCCCCTTACCAAATAAAAACCAAAAGGGGAAATTAAAATGAAATTCAAGATCGGTCAAGTCGTAATAACTAGAGGCGTAAATGCAAAAATTAGTGAAAGTGTTGAATTTTCTCAATTCTTTCTTGAATCAATTGCAAGATTCCGTAATTGTGATTGGGGTGATTTAGGAATAGAAGATAAAAAGACGAATGATTCCGCGGTTAAAAATAATGACGATAGAATTTTCGCTCGCTATAATAACAAAGAGAGTGATATCTATATAATCACAGAATGGGATAGGTCGGTTACCACAATCTTGTTTCCATCTGAATATTAAGAGAGGAGGAAAATCATGGTAAGAAAATTGAAAGAAATGAGGCAAGCCGCAGGCTTGTCTCAAAGCCAATTGGCTGAAAAAGCCGGTATCAATGTCAGAACACTCCAGCATTACGAGCAGGGGAGTAAAATTTTCGATCATGCTAGGATGGACACGATTCTCCGTGTCTGTTTGGCATTGAATTGTAAATTTGAGGACATCATCGAAAATCAAGACTATATTGACTTATTTAACAAGTATGTCAATAGGGAAGATTCTTGAAATTTGCATGGGTTACACTGGCAAAATAAAAAGGACCATTGAGGTCCTTTTTATTTATTAGAAATTATATTCAGAATATACGTTATCAAGGTTGAAATCTTCTTCATACCACATATGATCTGAGATTTCAGGAACATTCACGATGATGTGATCTTCGTATGTTTCTGTGACCGTTCCATTATAAAACTTACCATCGCAATTAACTTTAACTTTCTGATCTACCTTAAATAAATGAGTTAAATTTGCCATGATATATTCTCACTTTCTGCCATCGTAACCTCCGTGGCAGGTTGTTGATTATTTATTAAAATTCCTCGTGTTTCACATCACATTGTTCTGCGGTATAACCAGCAGCAAACCAATCTTGCATCGCGCGTATTGCCATACTCATAGCAGCGGGGCCGTCCCCGTAACTTCCCATACATTCACCATTGACATATAATCTCCATGTTTTCATAATCGTTACCTCCGTAATGTTTGTTTATCTTTATCTTGATTATATTATACAACTAAAGTTGTACTTTGTAAATAGTAAAAATGCACAAACCTTTGATATAAGATTTGTGCATTTTACCTTTGGTTAAGATTGAATCATACCGATCTTCGACTTGAGTACCCGACATTCGATCTTCTGGTTGGGAATGATGGTACCAGTAAATACAAGCTTTGCTTCTGCTCCGGTTCCTGATACTGTATAATCAACATTTTCTACGAGCATCAGACCGTAATTTGTCACAAACAAGGTATCATGAGCAGAATCAAATTCAGAAATTCCGATCAGCAATTCAGTCGTGTCAGTCGTTGTGGTCTGTATATTCTTATATTCCTGGATATAAGTTGTTACTCCGAGAGTTTCAGTAAGGGCTTCGAACCATGCTTCAAATGCAGCTTGCTCCGTATTCTTCCAAGTAGTGAACTCTGTGAATAATTCTTCACAAGCCGATTGCCATTGGTCGAATAATTGACTTGTATCAACCTGATTGATAAGTGCAGTAATATATCCGCAAACGTCAGAATCCAATCTTGTATCAGTAATTACACTTTGAGTGATTGATGTAGCCCCAGCAGCAATATACACATATGCGAGACATAAATCATAATAAGATGTATTTCTCACAATACTTGGTTTAACAGGACTGCTTGCACTGGTTCCTTTGATGATGACAGGGGTTATTTTTCGCAATCCAACATCATACCGAAGCACGATTGCGTCATATCTGTTTAAGGTCAGATCACTTTCATCCAAAGTGATAAGCTCAATTGCATCATTGATAAAATGGAAATATTTCACCAATGCTTTTCCTGTATCAATACCTACTGTCATCCCCTGACTAGCAATGACTTGTAATTTATTACCGACATTTTCATATACACCATTTTCTGACAGTAACCCCAACAAGAAATTGTTGATGTCCTGAGCATTATATAACCTGTCTCCATTGATTGAATTGAAAAATCCACTTTTATACATTTTTCTTTCCTCCTTATGATTCGAATTTGATTACTACGTTTTGTTGCCCGTCATCGCTTTCGGTTATTTCGGTAATGGTAGGAGTCATTGCGATTCCATATTCATTGATTACCTCCACCGTATCGCCAAGAAAATAATCTTTGTTGAGAATGAAATTGTAATTTCGTTCAATTTCACCTTCCATCTTTTCTTCCGTTACAAACTCAGCAATTTTCTCATTCCCACGTTCTATGAGAAGTTGCTCGTATTCTGTATCAGAAATTTCTCCCTCATTAGAGGAAATGTCACGGGCATCCACAAAAGTTTCTACACGATTAAATCCCGACGCTGTACCAATTGATGCGGTCTTTCTTGCTTTTCCTTCACCTTCACCAGCGATCTTGACTACATTCTTAAATGCAGTCGTATCATAGGAATAATCGCTCGAAAGTAAATTCTCGTAATCTTCTGAAAAAATAACCCATGGGTTTTCATTCTGATTATAAGATCGGTCAGTTCCTTTATACACGATGAACGATAGTGTCTTTTCTTCGAGATCAAGCAATATATCATATCCAAAACCTTTAGTTTTGCATATTTCAGTAATTGCCTCTCCCAAATTTGTACCGGTATACTGTGCGGATATAGTTTCAGTAAATCCTTTTGATTCACCAAGCTGTAAGTACGGAATAACTCTATCTGTATCGGTTGGACTGATTGCATTTTCAGTGACCAATTTTCTAAGAGCATATTCCACTTTGCTTTTTAAAATCGTTTGGTTCCAAACTATTCGCTTGTCGAGTAAACTTTTAGCGCAATAACCTCTGATTATTATTTGATTACCTTCCTCTATATCAGTTGTGATCTCAATACTATAAACGATCATCGCTCTCGTATAATCATCTTCACGTATGATGAAATAACCAATCTTGATAATATTCAGCAAATCGGTGGATGCAGGAAGACACATCTCAAAATCACCTGGAGCATAATAACGACTGGTCCATATATAACTTTTATAAGAATCTATAGCACGAATTGCATTTAGCTCTTGATCCAATAAATAAAAAACCATATCACAATCCTCCATATAGATTGTTGGTTTGGAATGTCAAATATAAATTCTCCAAACCATACACACATTCATAAGTGAGCAAATTGTCACCGGGTCTCAGTTTTATCCATTTTGATCCCAGGTAAATTTTGTTTATAATATTGGTTTTTATACCATCCCTTTGCAATACTGCCGAAAGTTGTCCTCGGTTCGTATTGATCGTGATTTTATCACCAGCCTTCATTTCAACTTTCAGCGATATAGATTCTCTGGTTGTTTTATTATGCACTGTTGGTTCTACTACTTTGTCAGTAGCTTCCAATTCAATGATAATTCCGGCATAATCTTCACCTTTGTTGATTAAAGTTTTTTCGATCGTAGCAGTTGCATCTGAGAATGGTATTCCAGTCTCTTCGATTGCGAATGGAAATTCAAACAGGTCAATGACTGATGCAAACGTAACACGACTATCTGTTACGTCTCTGAAAAAAGGATTGTTACAAATCACACTGACTATCAAGCTTTGATTCTGTTCATAAAGATTTCCATCTACACTCTCGACATAACCAATAATAAAAACGTCTCGGTTGTTTGTCTTAAAATAAAGAGTTACACTTTGCTTTGGCATGA